AATTAGAAATCGCACTTATGGCTCACAAACGTGGTCGTGCGAATGCCATTGTTACAGCTTGTGATAACTTGTTTGGAGCAATGAAGGTCAGAGGTGGAGCTGAAGCTGCTATCCATTACCTTAAACAAACCTCTAAAGAGTTTAAGGTTACAGCTACGAATTCCCCAGGCACTGGGAATGGATTTTCATTCACTGTTAATATGCCAGAGGAATAATAGTTGTTTCAGTCGACTTACAATGCAACCAAGACCATGGCAAAGTTCCATCAGTCCACTGCTGATGTTAGAGCTTTGATGGGTCCAATTGGTTCTGGTAAGTCTGTAGCTTGCTGCGCTGAAATGCTTATGAAATCTTTTGCTCAAGCCCCTGACAACCAAGGCATTCGTAAGACTCGGTGGGTCATAGTGCGTAACACATATCGTGAATTGATTGATACTACAATTCGCACCTTCTTTGATTGGTACCCAGAAAGACTTGGTGTATTTCACAAGATGGATTTAAAATTTTCAACTCAGCAAAGACTTGCAGATGGAACCATTGCTGATATTGAATTCCTTTTCCGTGCCCTTGATAAGCCACAAGATGTTAAGAAATTATTATCCCTTGAAGTGACAGGTGGGTGGATCAATGAGGCACGAGAAATACCAAAGCAAATCCTTGATATGCTTTTAGGTCGTACAGGTCGTTATCCAAAGTCAGGAACATCATGGGCTGGTATCATAATGGATACTAACCCTCCTGATAGCGACCATTGGTGGTTCAAGTTGTTTGAGTCAGGTGAGACACCTGGCTATCAACTATTTAAACAACCTTCTGGTCTGTCACCAGAAGCGGAAAATTTAGAGAATCTACTTCAACCTCCTAACAGGGAGGATTTATCTATTGCTGAGCGCAGAGAAATAGGTTTACGCTATTACACACGTATGCTAACTGGTAAAGATAAGGAGTGGGTGAATGTATATATACATGGCATGTATGGCTTTGTGCAAGATGGCAAGCCAGTTTATCCAGAATATAAAGATGATGTGCATTCTACTAATCAGCCGATCACCATTGATCGTTCCGCTACTATTTACATTGGTATTGATTTTGGTCTCACTCCTTGCGCAGTATTTGGCCAACGGACTAGTGCTGGTCGTTGGTTAGTGTTTGATGAATTAGTTACTGAAGATTTGGGAGCTGTTAACTTTGGTAAACTACTTAGCCAAAAAATAAGGCATGAATACAGTGGGTGTAAATTCGAGATTTATGCAGACCCTGCTGGTGACCAACGTGCACAAACAGATGAAACAACTCCGTTCCAAATATTACGTGCTGCTGGTATTGATGCCTGGCCTACTTATACCAATGACTTTATCATACGCAGAGAAGCAGTAGCTGCTCCTCTTATGCGTATGGATTTTGCTGGTAATCCAGGTTATCTAATTGGTCCAAAAGCAGTGATGCTGCGTAAGGCTAAAGCAGGTGGTTACAAGTACAAGCGCATGGCAGTATCTGGTCAGGAACGCTACATGGACAAACCAGACAAGGGCAGATACTCTCATGTCGCTGATGCTGAACAATATATGATGGTAGGTGCAGGTGAAGGCACTGATTTAATTAAGAGCAATTCTTGGGATACCAAAATTGACTATTCTAAAACTGATAGGATGATTGCATAATGACCAAAGCAAGTGAAGCATTAAAAAAATTAAAGTCACATTGCAATATTGCATACTACCTTAACCAATCTGATATGCAAGCAATACATGATGCATGTAGTCATGAATGCTCTGCTGATACTGAGGTTGAGGAAAAAGTTATTCGCACTATTGGAAAGGTGAAGAAGAATGAGACTGTCTGAAGAAGACATTTTATCATATATTGTTGCTGAGCTATCTAATGCTTCTGGTAGCTTTGAAGGTGACAATATTGAAAACAATCGCAGAGATGCATTAGCGACTTATCTTGGTCAGCCTGATGGTAAAGAATCAGAAGGCAGATCAAAAGTAGTATCAACTGATGTAGCTGATGCTATTGAATGGATAATGCCAGAAATTGTTAAAGCATTTACTCAGAATAATGAGGTTGTCACTTTTGATGCAGTAGGCAGTGGAGATGAGCTCCAAGCGGAATTAGAAAGCCAATTTGTGTATGATATCCTGATGAAAGACAATCCAGGATTTATTATCATTCACACCTTTATCAAAGATGCTTTGTTACAGAAGAATGGTTTCATAAAAGTTTATTATGAGGATTGTTCTTATGCAGATAAAGAAACATACACTGGTGTTAATGAGATTGAACTTGGTTTAGTTCTTTCTGATAAAAATGTTGAGTTGATAGAGAAATCAGAATACCTACTTGATGGCATTCCGTTTTTTGATATTAAAGTTGCAAGGACTCACACCAAGAAAAAGATATGTGTAGCTGCTATTCCTCCTGAGGAATTTCGTGTATCTGCATTCCACAATTCAGTTGATTTGAAAGGTGCTAGATTTACAGCTCACATAAGTCTTACAACTGCTGGTGCATTGGTTAAAGCTGGCTATGATAAGGCATTGGTTGATTCACTTCCTACTGCTGAGACATCAGTTACTGCTATCTCTGATAGACAGTATCGTTTCTATATGCAAGATGAAGCAGATTATAGCACAGAAGCTAGTATTGATCCATCTCTAAGAGAGATTGAACTTGCTGAGTGTTATATGCAAATGGATATTGATGGTAGTGGAATACCACAATGTGTTAAAATAACTGCAGCTGGTGGAGATAATCCAACAGTATTACTAGATGTTGAAGAGATAGATGAAAATCCTTTTATCAGCAGTACTGCTATACTTATGTCTCATAAGCTGTTTGGTCTATCTATATATGACCGACTCAGACAGATTCAAGAGCAAAAAACAACTTTATGGAGGAACATACTTGACAATATGTACCTTCAAAACAACCAGCGAACTATCATTCTAGATGGCCAGGTAAATCTGGATGATCTTATGGTATCTCGTCCAGGGGGTATAGTGCGTACTAAAGCCCCTGGCGCTGTAGTTCCATTTCCAACTCCTCCATTGCCTTCTGATGCTTATAAGATGATGGATTACCTTGACCAAGTTCGTGCTGGTCGTGCTGGTGTATCTCCTGAAGGTCCAATCACTGATTCTATGATTGGTGACCGGGTTGGTTCTCAAGGCGTGGCTCAGATGATGAGTCAGAAAGAAGAGCTTGTTGGTTTGATGATTCGTGTGTTTGCTGAGACAGGAATTAAGCCTCTTTGCTATATGATTCGCAACTTAGTTCGCAAGCACCATGATGTTGCTACTGAGTATATGTTCCGTGGCAAATGGGTCAATGTCAATCCAACCAAATGGAGAGAGCGTTCTCATACCACTGTAAGAGTTGGCACAGGAAGCGGGAATAGACAACAGCAGTTAGGTGCTATAACTCAGATCATGGGTATGCAAGAGAAGATTCTTATGAATCCTAAGCAAGCTCTTGTGACTGAAGAGCAAATATATGCTGCTGCTGATGACTTTGCTAAATTCTCTGGCTTGCCTGGTATCTCTAAGTATATGCTTGATCCACAATCTGATAAAGGCAAACAACACAAACAAATGGTTGATCAAACTGCTACTCAGAATCAAGAGATGATGGTACAGAAAGAGAAAATTATGCTTGAGGCTCAGACTAAGGTTGCTAATGCTCAAGAGCAAATTTTAAAAGTGGAAGGTATGAATGTACAACTTAAGAACCAGAATGAGTCAATGAAGAATGAAATGACTCGTCAGCAACAGTTAGCCAATTTTGAACTGCAACAGCTTAAGCAGCAACTTGAAGATGCCAAAGCTATTTCTGTTGCTAATCAACACAGCGATACTCTCTCCTTCCAATATTGGAAAGCAGAACAGGAACTTGCTTTAAAGAATAAGCAAATAGACTCAACTGAGAAAATGGCTAGAGAGAATAACACTGGTGACCAAGATGAATGATAAAGAAAGGCAAATGCTTGAAGTAGAATCTGCACGTGGTGCTAGATATAAGCAGACTTATGATGATCTGATTCTGCCCTATTTCGCGGAAAAGCAATTGCTATTGTATGCAGCATTCACATCAGCTGACTCTAATAATAAAGAAGCATTGCAGCTTATCAAGTTGCAATCTAACGCACTTGAAGGCTTGAAGGCACACTTCTTAGCTTTCATAGAAACTGGCCGCATGGCTGAATTACAATTACACGAGGAAAGAAAAGATGGATAACAATTCTGCTACCGAGCAATCGATGCAAGAAGTTACCAATACCCTTGAAGCCAGATTGTTTGGCACAAGTGGTGGTGAACCAATTGCGACTGATGATAATGAAGTATTGGATGATGCTGAAGAGCTACCTGATAATGACGACTCAGATTCTGAAGAAGACGATGGTTCTGATGATGTTGCTGATGATGATAGTAACCAAGAGATGTCACTTGCTGACTATTTAGGTGTTGATGAAGACCGTATCATTGTAGATAAAGACGGTGTATTTATCAATGCTATAATTGATGGTGAGACTAAAAAAGTTCCATTGAAAGAACTTGCGATGTCTTATCAGTTACAAGGTCACGTTAACAACAAATCAATTGCGCTTGAGAATGAGCGCAAGGAGTTTGAAGCTATACAGCAGCAAACAATCGCTCTTATGTCACAAAAGGTTGATGGCTTAAATGGTCTTAGCCAATTACTTGAGAGTGAGCTTGTCAGTGAATTCCAATCCATTGATTGGGATAGGCTTAGAGTTGAGAACCCTGCTGAGTGGACTGCACTTCGTCAAGATTATGCAGAAAGAGCTCAGAAGGTTCAGCGTGCGCAGCAACTGATTCATGAAGAAGGTCTGAGGTTGCGTGATCAACAATTAGCAGAACAGCAATGGATGCATCAGCAAAGGCTATCGCAAGAGCTATCTCTTATGATTCAAAAGAACCCTGAATGGGTTGATGAATCAAAGCGTACACAAGCCCAAGTTGGTATGCGTAATTTCCTCACAAGTACTTATAACTTCACAGAGCAAGATATGCAATATGTAACTGATCATCGCCTAGTGCAATTGATTCAAGATGCAAAAGCATATCGTGAAGGTCTTAAGGGTGTTGCTACTAAACAACAGAAGCAAGTTCCAAAATTCAGCAAACCTGGTTTCGCTAAAGATAATGCAGCTAGTCTGACTAAAGCTCGTGATGTGAAAGCAAAACGCTCTGCAGTTAAAAAGTCTGGTCACATTAATGATGTAGCGAATTTACTTATTGATAGAATGTGAGGTAATTTAAAATGGCACAAGCCGTAGGTGCACATAGCACATATAATGAACCGATTGCAACTGGTGGTAACCGCGAAGATTTATCAGATGTATTGTTTGATGTTTCTCCAACAGAAACACCAATGATCACTGCAATGAAGAAAAACAAAGCAACTGCAACTCATCATGATTGGTTAACTGACAAGCTTGAAGATGCTGCAACAAACGCCAATATTGAAGGTGATGATGCTGCTCCAGTGGATGCTGCTCCTCGCGTTCGTTTGGGTAACTACACTCAAATCATGAAGAAGCATGCTGTAGTAACAGGCACACAAGAGACTGTTCTGAAAGGTGGTGGTATCAAGTCTGAAATGGCTTATCAAGTGGCTCGCCGTTTGAAAGCAATGAAGCGTGATGCTGAGAAAGCAATCATTGGTGTTGCTACTGCTAAAGTTGCTGGTGATGATGCCACTGCTCGTAAGCTTGGTTCATTCCAATCTTATATGGCTGGTAGCAGCTTCCAAGGTGGTGTAGGCGCTGTAGCTCCTACAGGTAATGGTGTGGATGTTGGTACTGTTGGTACTGCTCGTCCATTAACTGAAACCATCTTCAAAGCTGGTCTTCAGCAATTGTGGGACCAATCAGGTGGTAATGAGAACATCCTGGCTATCGTTGGTGCGCACAACCGTACTGTGATTTCAGGCTTCACTGGTTCTGCAACTCGTTATGTATCAACCGAAGATAAAAAATTGGTTGCTTCTATTGATGTGTATGATGGTGACTTCCACACTGTAACAGTAACCCCTGACCGCTTCAGTGATCCAACTTCATGCTTCTTGGTTGACCCTGAGTATGTTGCGTTGAGTGATTTGCGTCCTGTGTCTACCAAAGACTTAGCAGTTCTTGGTGATTCAACTCGCAAAGAAATCGTTTGGGAGTTCACGTTGGAAGTTTGTAACCCACTGGCTCATATCCAGTTGGCTGCATTGACAGCAACGTAAGTTGATAGGGGAGCTTGCTCCCCTTTTCACTGAAGGTGATTTATGAGATTATTAGAAAGAACATATGATCCAATGACAGGGTTTACAGACGAAACATGGTTCAACCCTGCTACGAATCAAATGACTATTCGTAGGCTTCAAGATGTTGAAGGCACGTTAAAATCCAATGTTGCTAGATATAATGACTTTGGTGATAAGAAATATAGTGATAGTGATGGCTTCCACCAAGTGGCTAGAATACCACTTGTGATAATTGAGAAGTGGATTAAAGAAGGTTTTAATT